GGCTAAGGCCAAGGCTAAGTTTGATGTTTACCCGAGCGCATATGCAAACGGCTGGATGGTTCAGGAGTACAAGCGGATGGGTGGAAAATACAAAGGCGCTACTGGCGGCGACGTGAGCTTAGATCCGAAGAAAAGCGATCTTGATAATGACGGCAAGCTAAGCCGTTACGAGCGTAAGCGCGGCACCGCTATCGCCAAGAGTATGGCAAAGAAAATGAACATGGGCGGAACGGTGATGGTTCAGGGTCGTGGCTGTGGCGCTATCATGCCAAAAAAGCAAAAGAAGACGCGAGTGCCCCGTGGCTAGAACTGGGCTAAAGAAATGGTTTAGCGAAGATTGGGTAGATATTGGCGCTCCAAAAAAAGACGGTAAATACCAACAATGTGGCCGAAAAAGCGCATCAAAAAAAAGTGGCAGGTCATACCCAAAGTGCGTTCCAGCGGCAAAAGCGGCAGGCATGACGGAAAGTCAGAAGAAAAGCGCAGTGGCGCGAAAAAGATCTAAGAGACAAGGTGTTGGCGGAAAGCCTACAATGGTCAAAACATTTGCCGCTCGCGGCGGATCAATTAACAAGAAACCCGGTAATTCCGGTTTATTTGGGAGGCGATAATGAAGATGAAGGCAAAAGGGTACAGTCTTGGTGGTGCTCCGAAAACACGCGCACAGCGTCGATCTACGTTGAGCCGAGCGCAAAGAAATTTGCTCGACTCAGTGCAAGGCGCAGAGGGAACCAAGCAACCTACTAGCGTTATTCAAGACCTGTCTGATCAGTACGGCTACAAGCCCGGAAAGAGAGCGGGTGCTAGAGGCCGAGGCCGGAATAAGGCAACCCCTCCCGGGATGAATATGGGCGGAGCTGCAATGAAGACCAAGGGTTACGCTAAAGGCGGTGCCGCAATGAAGACCAAAGGCGCAGCGAAAGGTGGAATCAAAAAACCATCTTCCAAAAAGACGGGATTATTTGGTCGTAGATAGTGGCCTACCTTCAGAGCAATATCCCTCACTTTAAGTGCTGGGTGCGGAAGGAGTACACGCATAACCATGAGAAGTATCATGGTGAGTTCATCCACGCGATGGCGATTGCTGTAACGACCATGCCAACTCGATGCTTGTCGTTTCAGGTAATCTTTACAGGGGCCGAAACATACGACGATGACAGCGAGCAAAACGTACATGGAGGAGCAATGTGGGCGAGGATGCCGATCACGGCTTTGGTCGCTGACACGCCACTTGACGATTGGCCTGAAGCAATGCCTGTCTGGGCTTGTCAACCTTGGGATTGCAGTTCTTATAATCACGCTACTTACGTGCTTGACCGCTGCACACCTTGCCCTTGGCTTGCTAAGATCGATGGCGAATTTTATCCAGCAAAGTATTATTTTACAGTGGATTATGCAGAAAATGAGATAGCGGATGATCCAGCTCAACACAAGCAAAGCCATATTTTAGAGTTGCTTGATGCTGGTGAGTGGACGGGCAACATCGTTGCTTTACCCAATAACAGAGTACGGGTGACGCACCCTGCTTGGTTTGAGGCTGGGGATGGTGCCCCAGACTTTAAGCCTAGTCAGCATATCCACTACTCGAAAAGTGATTTAGACTATACTCTTGACGTAAATCAGGTTTTTAACAACCTATACGCGGGTGACGAAGATGGCGGTAAGCGGAAGTAAAGATTTTGAATTAGACGTAGCAGACTATGTCGAAGAAGCGTTTGAGCGTTGTGGCTTGGAGCTTCGCACGGGCTATGATTTGAAAACCGCAAACAGGTCTTTGAACCTGATGCTTGCAGAGTGGGCCAACCGTGGCTTGAACCAGTGGACGATCAATCAAAAAACTTTGGCCATGGTCAAAGACACCACCTCCTACACCATTGACGCAGTCACCCCAACCGCGACTATCGATGTCCTTGATGTCTTTATTCGGGAAACGATCGGAGGCGTATCAACAGACGTGCCGATGACCCGCATGTCTCGGTCTGAATACGCCAATATGTCGGTCAAATCCAGCACGGGCAAGCCTAACCAGTATTTTGTGGACAAGCAGATTAGCCCGACCATCACGGTTTGGCCTGCACCTGACCAGAACTCTAAGTACGACATTTACCTTAACGTCTTGAGCCGTATGGATGATGCCGATGCTGGAGCGAATACACTGCAAATACCTTTTCGGTTTTATCCGTGCCTAGCCGCAGGTTTGGCTTACTACTTGGCCATGAAGCGAGCGCCTGACAAGGTACAGATGCTCAAAGCGTTGTACGAAGAAGAATTTCAGCGAGCACTGTCGCAAGACGAAGACAGAGCGTCATTTAGGGTAGCCCCTGATTTACGTGGCTACACGATAGCATAATGGCTTATGCGTCGAACAAGAGGGCATACGGAATCTGTGACATATCAGGATTTCGTTATCGCCTAAAAGATATGAAGATGACTTGGGATGGCCTTTTAGTTGGGCCAGACCAATGGTCACCAAAACACCCGCAGCTTATGCCCAAGCCTGCGCCCTTTGACCCGCAGGCATTGCAGATCACAAGGCCAGACCAAGCTGCTGATGGGAACGATAACAATTTTTTCACCGTCTACACCAATGTGGGAGATGGAATTTTGGGCACAACTTTGCAAACTTTTGGAATAACCTGTAGTGTTGGTACTGTGGAGGTAACTACGTCATGAGCTTCACTTTAGCAACGCTTAAATCGACCGTGCAGGATTACTTGCAGGTTAATGAAACCACGTTCAACAACAACCTGAACACGTTTATTCAGGAGTCTGAAAGCCGAATCTTCAAGATGGTTCAGCTCCCAGAGCAAAGAAAAAACGTGCAGGGTACGTTGACTGCGAGCAATCGGTTCTTGGCTACGCCGAGCGATTATTACGCACCGTTTTCGTTAGCGGTCATTGACGGCAATAACAAGTACCATTATCTGGATTTCAAGCACCCATCATTCATCAAGGAATACAGCCCGATCACGACGACAACTGGTCGGCCAAAGTATTACTCTCTGTTTGATGAGGCAGCATTTGAGCTGTCGCCTGTGCCAGATTCTGGTTACACGGCAGAGCTGCACTACCTGTACAAACCAGCGTCTTTGACGGCTGGCAGTGATTCAGGTACGACACTTCTGTCTACGGATCACCCTGATCCATTACTGTACGGCACCTTGGTTGAGGCTGCTGTGTTTCTCAAGGAAGCTCCTGACGTAATAGCCAACTTCGAGGCTCGTTTCAAGGAAGGCATATCTAGGATGAAGAATCTTAGCGAAGGCCGTGGAACCCGAGACGAGTACAGGTATGACTTATTACGAACAGGGGTGACCTAATTGGAACCAATAAAAGAGTTAGAAGGTAAAAAGGTAGCGATTATAGGCTTGGGCGCAAGCCAGATCGATTACGTTATAGGAAAAGAAAACAGCGTCGAGTGGGACGAGGTCTGGGTCATTAACTCTGCCCTATCCGTCTTTGAGTGCGATAGGGTCTTTATGCTTGACCCGGCAAGCCGTTTTCTTGACACCGAAGATGCGGGAAACCAAACGGAGGTTATGAGAAAACTACTGCCGAAGTTTGAAAAGCCGATTTATACGTGCGAGCTAGATGACCGAGTACCGGCGTTGGTTGAGTACCCTCTAGAAGAGGTCATCAAGGATCAGCGTTGCGCTTACATGAACACAACGGTTGCTTACTCGCTGGCTTTTGCGGCGTATAACAAGGTCGGTTCTGTTGACCTGTTTGGGATGGATTTTAGCTATAAGAATAACTTGCACTTTGCTGAAGCTGGCAGGGCATGTTTAGAGTTCTGGATATGCAAGATGATTGCCATTGGCATAAAGGTTGGGGTTAGCCCAAGGTCGTCGTTGCTAGACCAGAACGTGCCCCTTCAAGAGAGGCTTTATGGATACCACCGACTGGCTAATCCAAAGGTGGCAATGCCAAACCCAGAGGGTGAGTGGGTTGTTTGTGATCGGTCTGAGTTGGCTCAGATGGTCAAGAAGCACAATCTAGAGACGGTGGAGTTGCCGTCATCACCAGAACCGTACAAGGGGTAGTCATATGTCGCAGGGAGATTTTCAGTTAGGACAGGTAATGGTTTCTACCACCGACAATCGCGGCCATGACGTGGATTTTTGGGCAAAAGAAACAACGAAAAAGATACTAGGTATTTCGGAAGAGGCAGCGCCTCACATTCGTTTGCAGGCGGAGGCTTTCCGAGATCAAGTTTATACCTTAATATGGATGGGTATGAAAAACGCTGTAGCTTCTGACCGTGTAACAATTAGAGGCTTATTAGCATCTCAAGGGCATGAAGACATGGCAAAAATAATCAAGGAGCTTTGACATGGCAATCACCAGTGCGATTCCTACCAGCTTTAAGCAAGAGTTGCTAGTAGGTACACATAACTTTACAGCCTCTACCGGAGACGCATTTAAGCTTGCGCTTTACACGTCTAGCGCGACTTTAGGCGCTGCGACTACGGCTTTTACCACAACCGGCCAAGCTAGTGGCACAAACTATACGTCGGGCGGTGGAACCATAACATCGGTTACCCCAACCACTAGCGGGACGGTCGCCCTGTGTGATTTTGCCGACAAAACTTTTGGTACGGCAACAATCACGGCGAGGGGCTGTATGATCTACAATGACACCCAGTCGGACAAGGCTTGCGCGGTAATCGACTTCGGTGGCGACAAGACCAGCACTGCTGGCGACTTCACCATCGTCTTCCCTAGCCCAACGGCTACCGGCGCGATCATACGGTTGGCGTAATGGCTCATGCCGCTACAGACACTAGATTTTCAACCCGGCATCGACAAGGAAGGTACTGATTATTCAGCAAAAGGCGGCTGGGTAGATGGTAACCTCGTTCGGTTTAGAAAGGGCCGAGTCGAGAAGGTTGGTGGCTGGCTAAAGCTGGGCACCAACTATTACCTCGGCGTGGGTCGGGCGCTGCACTCTTGGATTAGTCTTGGGGGTGTGCGCTACCTCGGTGTTGGTTCTACGTGGAAGTATTATATCGAAGAAGGCAACAGCTACTACGATATAACCCCTATCAGAGCGACAACATCTGCTGGCGATGTTACCTTTGCTGCAACCAACGGCTCATCCACAATCACGGTGACCGACACCGCTCACGGCGCGGTTAACAATGACTTTGTTACCTTTAGCGGCGCAGCATCTCTAGGCGGCAATGTTACTGCAACGGTTCTGAACCAAGAGTATCAGATATCTCTGGTTACCAGCCCTAACACCTACGAGATCACTGCTAAGGATACCTCTGGCGCAACAGTTACCGCAAACGCATCCGATAGCGGCAACGGCGGCGCTAGCGTGGTTGGCGCTTATCAAATTAACGTAGGCCTAGATACTTTCGTAAAGTCGTCAGGCTGGGGCGTTGGTACTTGGGGCGCAGGCGGATTTGGCTCTGCGTCATCAATCAGTTCAGTAAACCAGCTTAGGCTGTGGACGCACGACAATTACGGCGAGAACCTGATCATCAATCCTCGCGGCGCTGGGATCTACCGATGGGTTGAGAACAGCGGAACCAGTATCAGGGCGCAAGAGCTTTCTCAGGTTAGCGGTGCCAACTTGGTGCCTACCGTCGCCTTGCAGGTAATTACCTCAGAAACCGACCGTCATTTGGTGGTTCTGGGCGCAGACCCAATATCAGGTATCAGCAGGACTGGCGTGATTGATCCGATGTTGGTGGCATTTTCCGATCAAGAGAATGACTTGGACTTTGAGCCAACAGCAACCAACACGGCAGGATCTCTACGATTATCCTCTGGCTCTTTCATCGTTGGCGGCATCAAGTCTCGCCAAGAGATCTTGATCTTTACTGACACCAGCTTGTACAGCATGAATTTCATTGGGCCACCACTGACCTTTGCTATTAATTTAATTAATGAAGGTTCTGGCCTGCTCTCACCGAAGTCTGCCGTCAATGCGCCAAACGGCGTATTTTATGCCAGCAAGACGGGCTTTTACTTCTACAGCGGCTCAGTCAAGAGACTGCCATGCACCGTGCAAGAGTATGTCTTTGAGGATCTAGATCTAGACCAAGCGTTCAAGTGCCATATGGGTGTGAATACCGAGTTTAGCGAGGTCTGGTTCTTCTATCCAAGCCTACAGGACGGCACTGGCGAGATTAGTCGTTACGTGATTTACAACTACGAGGAGAATCATTGGTCAATTGGTTCTCTGACCCGTTATGCATGGCTTGACGCAGGCATCGAGGATTTGCCCTATGCCACGGCAACCAGCAGCTCTCAGCAGTGTGTCTTTGAGCATGAGACTGGCTTTGATGACAACCAAGACGCAATGACTGATGTCTACATTGAGAGCGCGGACTTGGATATCTCTTCTGGCGATTCGTTTACCTTTGTCAAGAATATCATCCCAGATATGAAGTTTGTCACTCAGAGCGGCGTAAGCGTGAACCCTGCAATGAATATCGTGCTGAAGAGCCGAGACTATCCCGGGCAGAGCCTGACAACGGACTCAACCAGTCAGGTTACCCCGACAAGCACCTTCAGCAATGTAAGAACCCGGGCGCGACAGGTAGCGTTTCGGTTTGAAAGTGATGATGATAATAATGCTGCCGACCAAAAAGGCTACAAATGGCGGCTTGGATCGACAAGAATTGATATGCAACCGAGCGGCAGACGTGCATGAGCAGGCTGCTTGAGACAAGATTACCCTTCTCTTTGGGGGAATCTGTCAGCTCAGAAACTTTTAATCGCTTGGTTCGCATTCTAGAATTGAACCTTGGGGCGGTGGATTTTACGATCTCGCCTCATTTTAACGCTGACGAGATTAGCGAGCTTCAATTTGCAACGGGTAGTATAATCTTCAATACTACTAACCAAATACACCAAGCGTTTGACGGTAATAGTTTTAGAGACCTCTATAGCCATCAAACCTACCCTTCAGGCCAAGCGATTACGGCTTCAGTTGGGAATGTAACAGTGAGTACACCCTAATGGATGAAATGCTACAAAACCGTATTAAAGGCCTTCTAGGCGGCGCGGACATGCCAAACTTGGTGACGACAGGCATGCCCTCTGATTCTGAGTTATCAGAGTATTCCTCGGTTTCGGTTCTGCCTGAGTCGCAAAGCGGAGATATGGTCGAGGGTAAGGATTACCTGAACATTGGCGGTCAGTTCTTTTGGCCTTGGGAGCTGGAAAGCGCCCTGCCAAACGGCTTTAGTGACACTAGGGCCATCTCAAGGTTTCTTGAGTCCCTGCCAGAAAAACCTGCCATCAAAGAATTGCAACGGCTGAAGGGTATCGTTGGGCAGGGCGACATGGTTTCTGATGATGAATATCGCAAGAATAAATCAAAAAAGCTCCGCGATGCATTTAACAAAAAACAAATGCGTAGGACTGCTGATCTCGCCATGGGCGGCATGGGTAGAGGCGCAATCTCAGATGCCGATATGAAAGAGTTTCGCGGCATGGCTGAGGGCGGAGAAGTCGATCAAGGAGAAATGATGATGGAGTCATCACCAAACGCTGATCTAGAGCAGACAATAATGATGCTCATGCAAGAGCAACAGATGACCGATGACCCAGACGAGCAAAAATCTTTGCAGGCTGCGGGTGAAAACTTACAAGCCGCAGCGCAAGCCCCAATGGCAGAGCAGGCGGCAATGCTTGCAGCAGAAGGCCGTAACGGCGACACAAGGCTTGCCCACCTTCGGGTTGGCGAGGTGGTTCTACCCCCAGAAGCGTTCGAGGACGAGCAGTTCGAGAGCATGGTTGGTGCCAAGTTTAAAGAGCTAGACCTAGACCCAGAGCAGTACGTTGTAGGCGGCGGGATCGCAAGCTTAAACCCAATTACTGGCCTAGAAGAGTTCGGCTGGTTCAAGAAGACGTTTAAGAGTCTGAAGAAGGTTGTTAAGAAGGTTGCGCCAATTGCAATGTTTATCCCCGGAATCGGCACCGCGCTCGGCGCTGCACTCGGCGGTATCGGCGGCTTAGCTGGCGCAGGCATGGCTAAGATTGGATTGGGAGGCCTAGCAAGCACGATCGGTGGCGGTCTTAGCACCGCTTTAGGCGGACTCGGGTCTTTAGGAATACCGGGAATCTCTCCGATAGCTGGCGGCGCTGTTGCTGGCGGATCAGGGTCTGTACTTTCCACAATCGGTGGCGCTCTAAGAAACCCGCTTGCTGGCGGAGTGTTTGGCGGAGCTGGTTCGACTTATGGTGGCCTTGATCCAAGCGTGGCGGGAAACCAAGATTTCTTTAGAAGGACTTTGGATAAGTTCGTGAGTGCAGCGCCCAAAAACACTGCGGAATCCATTCAAAAAATGTTAGACGAGGGCGTGTCTCCAGAAGATATTGCAAAGCAGCTTGAAACCCAGCAGCCGGGGATTCTTCAGCAGTTTATGAGCGGCGTAGGCGGCATGCTAGGCATGGGCGCTGGCGGCGGCGGAATCGGAAGCCTGTTACCTCTACTCGCGGCGGGTGGCCTTGGCAAGCTGGCTTATGATGAAGCCAAAAACATGAGGGGCGTACCGTTAACCCCGCTTACTCAGGAGGGTTCTACAGGTCGTTACAACATTGAAGCCGAGATTGCTCGGCGCTCAGGTCAACCTGCCCCTAACCCTGTCGAGTTTGGTTTACTCCCAGCAGGCACTTTACCCCCGCTTAGCGGCGGCAGGGCAACCCCTGAGACCGTTGCGGCAGATCCCGTAGGTGTTGCAGACCCTGCGATGGAAGAAGTTCCCGTCGCAGCCAGATACGGCGGCGCGATCATGTCAGCTAGAAATGGTGGGTACGTTATGCCCATGGCTTACAAGAAGGGCGGCAACGTGTCTACCGAAGACTTTGAGCGCATGAATGGCGGCATCAACGGCGAGGGCACAGAAACCAGCGATGATGTCCCAGCCATGCTGTCAGACGGCGAGTTTGTCATGACAGGCCAAGCGGTCAGGGGTGCTGGCGCTTTTGACTTAGCACAAGGGGATGGCGGGATCATTACGCTGACACCAAACGGCAGTGAAAGCCGTGACGGTGGCACAGCACTTATGTACGAAATGATGGACTTGTTTGCCGAGTTTGCAGATAAGCCCAAGTCAAAGAGGGGGAAGGCAGCATGAGCATATTAACCCCAGCTCAGCTTGCTCGCGTTAGGCGGTTTGAAGAAGGCGGATCAACTGGCGATACAACGACGACCCAGCCTTACGTCTCTGGCGTAACCAAGACCGAGACCCGAATAGATCCGATAACCCAACAGCTATTGTTTGGCTTAGACGGTCAGGGCGGCTTTATCCCGGGAGCGTTCCGTGCGGCAGAGCGCACCTTCTTCGATGAAGAGGGGCGACCGATTGTCATACCGCAAGAGATTGCAGGCTTCAGCCCAGACCAGATCAGGGCTATGGAAATGGCCAGAGCCAATGTTGGCGTACAACAGCCATTCATCGACGAGGCGATGCGGAGAGGCCAACAAGGTATCGGTTCTATTGAGCGAGGCTTGGCGGATCAAGCCGTAGCCTCTCAGCAGGCTCTACAGGCCCAGCAGGAAGGCGCTAGGTTCGCACTCGACCAAAGAGATCGAGGCTTGATGGAGTCTCTCAGAGGCACTCAGGAGGGCCGTGGACGGGCCATTGCCGCAGAAGAGCGTCTGCGTGGAGACATAAGCGACCTATCCCGCCGTGGTATAAGAGATACACAAAGATTTGGCATGGACTTGGCCAGTGCTCGACAGCAGGGCAGAAGGTCATATGACGAGTTCGGGCGCGATATCACGGATACTTTAGGCATGGGTATGTCAGAGGCCCAAAGGTATCGTAGCGGACTTGGTGAGTCTCAAGAGCTGCTTCGTGGCACTGCTGACAAAGAGTTTGACGTTGCATCAGCAACAGCCAAGTACCAAGACCCTTATGAGGATCAAGTCGTTCAGCAGATGATCGAAGATGCTAGAGAGGGCTTGGCCAAGCAGGATACGGCTCAGCTTGCTAGAGATATTCAAACCGGCGGACAGTCGGCCTTCGGCTCTAGGGCAAGGCTAACCGGCCAAGAGAGAGCCGAGGCAATGGGCAGGGGCTTGGGCAAGGCGATCGGTTCTTTGCGCTCACAAGGCTTTCAGCAGGCTCAGCAGACGGCAATCGGCGAGGACGAAAGGCAAAAGCAGGCAGCTAGAGCGGCTTCTTCTGGTCTTGCAAGCTTGCAGGGTCAATCTTATGGCGCAGGTAGAGACGTTACAGGCCAGATGGCTCAGGCGGCTGGGCAGAAGCTCAGCGCAGGCCAAGGCTATGGAAATCTACTCCAGCAAACCGCTCAGGCTCAGTTGGGCGCTCAGCAGCAACTAGGCGGTCAGTTAGGCCAGATGGCGCAGCAACGATACGCGGCTGGCACTGGCTTAGGTCAGACATTGTCTGGCTACGGTCAGCAGAGCGCGGCAGCAAGACAGGCGGCAGGGCAGACAGGAATGAACGTAGCAGGCACTCTCGCTGGCCAGTACGGCCAAATCGGAGCGCAGCAAGCGGCTGGAGGTCAGGCACTTGGTCAGGCTCAGACGGGCTATGGCGGCTTCCTAAGTGGCCTTGGCAGTCAGGCTCAGCAGGCAGGCGCTCAGGATGTCGCTGCAATGCAGGGCATCGGAAGCATGGCCCAGCAGAACAGGCAGGCACAGCTTGACGCGCAACGCGCTGGATTATTGCAAGCACAGCAGGCACCTCTGGCTCAGTACCAAGCCCTGATGCCATTTGTGAGCATGGCTCCATCAGGTCAGACGCAGTTTCAAACTAACTTTGGGCCTCCCCCGTCTGCTTTACAGGCAGGTGTTGGGACGGGGCTTGCAACGGTAGGTGCGCTAGGCAATTACTACAACCCGTCTAGCCAGCTTTCTGGGAGTCGGTAAATGGCCATATCAAGAGCGCAGTTAGAACAGCAGATCCAACGGCTTGCTGACGGCGGGACGGCTGATCCTTTGAAGACCCCCGAAGTGGTTTCAGAGACCGAAGTTTTGGAGGTTGAGCCAGAAGCTCCAGAAACAACCGTTGATCCGATGCAGGCGCAAATTAACGCTATGCTGGCGGCTATGAGGCCAAAAACCCCGGAGCCTTTTGATTTTGACAAGAGTTACAAAAAGTACGCTGAGCGGTTGAAGCCGTATTTTTCTCAGTCAACGCGCCCAACTTTTTATGACTTGGCCTCCGATATAGGCGCAGCAATGCTTTCTGCTGACCCAACGGCTGGCGCGTTCCGCAGTGCGGGAGTTGGCTTTTCTAACTTCAACGATCGGCTTCGGAAGTCTAAAGAAAGCAGGATCGCGCTTGATCGACAGGTCGGCTTGCAGGCAATGCAGATGGCTATGGCTGACGAGAAGTCTGCAAAAGATTATCTGAACAAGATCGAGCTTGAAAGAATAAAGCTTGCTAACAAACCGTATGATCCAATAATTTACGAAGTGCCTACAGAAGACGGCGGGGTAAAAACTGTAGAAGTGAACCCAAGTAATCAATTTGAAGTTGCAGCTATCAGGATGATCCCGGGCGCTAAGCAAATCAAGCTCCCGACGTCTACCGTTAGTGTTGATAGCAGGGTCATGCCTCCTTCGACTAGAGAGAAAAAAGCCGGAGAGGCTTTAATCGAGTTAGAAGAGACATGGATTAAAGATGCCTCGACTGCTGTTTCTCAGAACCAGTTAACGAATCAATTCATGTTGCAACTCGCTAGACTTGGCCCAGAAGGTTGGGGGCGGATAGCGACTGGCACCCTACCTGCTAGGCAGGTTTTGAGCGAGCTTGGTGTTAGGGCGGACGAAAATCTCGATGATCAACAGCTCGCGCTGACCTTGGGCACCAGAATAGCAATGGGATTAATTGGCGAAACCAAAGGCGCGATCACAGAAATGGAGATGAGACTGTTTCTTGCCGCGTCCCCAACGCTTTCTTCCACCTACAACGGCGCAATGAAGCAGGCGGCTTTTTTGCAAAGGATCGCCAATTTAAACATAAAGAAGGCTGAGGATTACAATAAGGCCGTTGCAGAAGGGCTTTTGAAGGATGCGGAAACTGATTCTGATAAACTTCGGCTGGCCCAAGGGTGGGAGCTTTCTTGGCGGCAAAAGCCTGAGAACCAATTCTTAACGGCGGAAGAAAGGTCTGAATTGCAGGCTTTGGCATCACAAGAGCCTGAAGCCGCGAAAGCCTTTAGGGAGAGTTTCTTTGCTGATATGAAAACTTCGCCCTCGGTAAATACTGACTTATCTAGTATTACTATTCAAAAAGTTCCGAAGTCGGGGGAATAAATGCCTGTAAAGATTAATTACAACAATGACGGGATTTTTTACGAAGTTGAAGACGACGTTACGGAAGAGGATTTAGCAAACACCCCTGAATTTGTTGAGTTACACAGAAGCAACATGCTGGCTCAAACGTCTCAGCTCGTTGCACCTTCCCCTAGAGAGCAGGCTCTTTTAGAGCGAGAAAAAAACAAATCTGGTGTCGGGATGGCGTTGCTTCAGGGCATGTCAAACGATCAAGGTTACCAGACAGCTTGGCTTGCTCAGCAGCGATTCCCAGAGCTAGTTGAGAGGGGCATAGACCCAGTTGACTTTTACTTCTTAGATGAAGACGAAGATATTGCCTACATAGATCCATACACCAACAAGCCAGTAAAGGAATTTCGGGATAGCCTTCTGGTTGACTCAGCCAGATGGGCAGGGCCGACAGCACAATTTTTAGCTGAACTTGGTGGTGGTACGTTAGGTTTGGTTGGTGGCGCATTTTTAGGTGCGGCGACAACTGGGAACCCTGTTGGCGCTGTCGCAGGCGCTATGGGAGGCGGAAGCTCGGGCACCGCAGCCGCTGGCGGCACGGCTTACGCAGGCAGGGCGGGGATATCTGCCATGTTTGACGGGCCTCCCTTGAAAGTCTCTCAGCTAAAAGATGACCTGATGGTAAGCGCGGCTTTTGGCGCGTTACCGTTCGGAACCAAGGCAGCTCAGCTTGCTGGTAATGCGTTTAGAACCACGTCAAAGAAGTTTCCCGGCGGGGATGGCCGTACTGCCTTGCAGACTATTTTGACAGACGGTGGCAATACCGTTGATGAAAAGATTGCGTTTGCAAAAGAAAAGTTCAACGTAGACCTTACAAGAGCAGAGGCTCAAGGGATCATGTCAAATGCTGGGCAGATTCAGCGTTACCTACAGATGCAGCCCGGGTCACAAAAGCTTTGGGACTTTTACCACAACCGACAATTACAGGTTGAGGAGGCCGCTGATGTTTTCTTCGATGAGATACTTCGGGGTAAATACCTGCAAGAACTGAAACAAGCCCGGCTTTCGGGTAGGACGGCTTTAGACCCAGAGTCAGATCTAGCTAAGGCTGCTGACGAGGTGTTGAAGAAGCTTGCGGCTAAGCGTCAGGAAAGAGCAGGGGTGGTGTACAAGAACGCTTTTGATCTAGACATACCCATTGATGTTTCTGACATTGTGACAAAGCTTGAGGCTGAGTTGGGAGACGCAAATCTTCGGGGTGAGGCTCGGCGCGTTAAGCAGGCGATGGTTGATGCGCTTACCGACTTTACTGGCTTCTCCCCCAATCGAGTACCTATCAAGGGCGCTAATCGAGCCGAGATCGGGCTTAAAGATAACACTGAGATGCTACATAACGCCCTAACCAACGATTTCAGGCCGCTCATCGAGGGTCTTACTAAAGATGGGCAGAAAGGATTAAAGCGAGAGGTTAGCCAGATCAGGGCGCAGGTTTCTGAGCGATTAAAGGTTGCTAACCCAGAATATGCCAGAGCTGCTGCAATCTACGACCCCTCAAAGGGTCACCTTCAGGCTTTAGAGCGTGGCGTTGTTAGGAGTTTTGCAGAGGCGGCTGAGTTAGGCGGAGAAGCTGCGGCAAGGATAACTAAGCGGTTGTTTAACGGTACGGCTAAGCCTAAAGATATTAGAGATCTTAGACGACTTATCCAGACCCAAGACCCGCAGGTTTGGCAGAACATCAAGGGCACATGGCTACGCACACAGTTTGACGATGCAATTACATCGAGCATCAACCCTCTAGGTGTTCAGAATAAATTTTTGTCTAGGCTCGGGATTCGTGGAAAGGTGATGATGGGTCGCGGTGGAGCTAAGGCCAGAGGCACAAAGGCAAAGGTCTTTGAGGCTATGATGGAGCCGCAAGAGTTAGAGAATTTTGTTGATCTTGTCGAGATGATGCAGGCAACAAGTTACATTGCTACGCAGAGTGGATCTCCAACACAGCCGCTGTTGGCGCTCAGAAACTTCCTAGAGAAAGACGTTACTGGCGGTGGTCGAATTGCGGCCAATGCACTCAGGGCTGTCGTGGAGATTCCCCAGAGAATCGCAATCCGTGGCTTTGATGACACCATGGCAGCTACCCTTGGCTTTCAGAGAGAAGCTTATGAGGACAAGCTCATTGAGGCGCTAATAGATCCCAAGGTGGCTGGAGAGTTGGCGGCACAAATAGATGCGGTAAAGCCCGGCGTTTATTTCGTCACTCAGGCGGTTTCTCGCGGCGCTACAGATGTTTTTGATCAGCTAACAGATGAAAGCTTCAAGCCTGATAAGGTCAACCCAAGAACAGGTCAATTAGAGCGAGGCGTTCAAGGCGCAAGGATGATTGAGAGCGCCAAAGAAGTGACCAACCCAAAGGCTCCAGCAGATCCAAAGCCTTCCATCCTAGACAGCATGTATGTGCCAGATGTTGGAATGGATTCGCCTGCATTTGAACCGCTATCACAGAGGCCATCAACGGCTCCAGCAATGGGAAAGATAGATCCAGCGATGTCTCCTACTATTCTGCCCTCAGATAAGGACAGGGAGCTTGCTATGCGGCTCAGAGGGCCATTAGGCGGGATCGCTTCCCTCGCCTAGCATTGGTAGGTCTGGCTCGGCTGGGGTGGCGATAATCATTGCGCCACTGACGTTCCAGTCGAAGTCATAGCCCATATGATAGTCACCCTCAACGTCGATCATCAGGTTGCGACTACAGAGCCGTAGGAGCGCGGCTTGTTGGTGTAAGGTCATCCTACCAAACAGGTCGATAACTTCCTTAGACTCTGCCACAGGGCGGTAGGATTGAGGAATCTGGGTCGGCTTTCTCTTAAATAAATTTTTCAATGATTATTCCTATCGAACAGGTCGTCGTGCTTCTGCTCAATCATGAGTTGCAACTGGCTGATTATTGTTCGTCGCTCTCGCGCACAGATGTCGCGTAGCCTCTCGTATGTTTCGAGGTCAATCGCCAGCGACTTTCTTTTTCTGTCTAACGCTGCTTGGTCTTCGGTTTCCATGACGGATCTCTAATTGATATTGAGCAATTGTATAGGATTGTATATCATTGCACAAATGTATGAAATGAAAAATTATATGTTGTCAATGCAGTCGCATTGGATGGTCAACCAGCCGCTCTACAAGGCGGTTCAGGCGACCGTTCCGATGATTGCTGAATTCAGGGCAAGGGATGGCAGGGAGCGCCTACAGAAGACTCCTGTGTCTCGGCTATGCAAGAAGGTCTTTCCCGAGGTGTACAAGGTGCCGTTGTTCCGAAGGCAGTTCTGCAAGATGTTGGTCGAAGAAATCAAGCAAATGGAGCAGGAGATACCCTTTGAGCCAAATGAAGCTGAGGACGAGCTGAGGCAGATCCCTGAGATTGTGCTGCAAGAGCATGTGCCTGAGCTGTACCGCACGATGTGGTTTGTCGTGCAGAACGTGCTGAACCCGATTTTTAATACGCTGTACCACAGGGATTGCCGAGACGTTTCTTCGATCCAGATTGCTAACTACAACCCCAAGGATAAGCAGAAAGGCGCGTGGCATCACGACGAGAGCGCCGACATCAGCGTGGTGGTTCCCCTCAACACCGATGAGTACAAGGGTGGTGGCACAGAGTTTCATCGCCACGGCATCCTGAATCCGCTGCCCAGTGGACACGCATTGATATTTCCTTCCTTCACCAACCTGCACCGTGGCCTAGCGGTAGAGAGCGGCGACCGATACTTATTGGTTTTCTGGCTGCACGATAAGAAGCGGCTTATCGAGAGATACAACAGTTTGGAATGACCTGCAAATAGTTACATTTATTTGCATAAAAGTGTGTACAACGACACGGGATTGTGCGATTATTCCTTTTGTCGGGGGCGCTTGCCCCCATAACCAAAAGGAAAACATGATGGCAAGACACACACACAGAGGAACCTGCCAAGTATGCGGTTCAGTGCAGGCGGTTAACAACAAGACTGGCATGATTGCTAAGCACGGCTACACCGTCGATTGGGGGATGTTTCAGGGCGAGTGCCCGGGATCGAATGAGCTTCCGATTGAGAAGAGCCATAAGCTAACAACTCAAATCATCAACTCCATTCAAGGCCAACTTGCTGGCATGAAGTTGCTCGACCTCAAACTCTTCCTCCTCAGCGACGAAGAGTTTCGAGCTGCTCGCAAAAACAACCTCCAGTATCAAGCAATGACCGATCACGTTGCCTCTCTTCGCAAGTTGATAGAGAAGCGTCAAGGCCAAAATCTTTATCCCGCACCTAAAGAAGAAAAGGTTGAGCGAATCCACGAAAGATTCACGGACATTCGCAAGGCGTATGCTAGGGCCGAAGAACTCAAGGTTGATGGCTGGAAGCCACGGGTCTCAGGATGGCACGGGGATGCAACATTAACAGCAACAAGGAAGGCGGCGTAAGCCGCCGCAAGGAGAAGATGATGGAACACCAAGAGCTTTTAGACATTGCAAACAAGATGAGCAATGACGATATCTGCGACCTGATCAACATGGTCGCGCCTCGGCTTGACGTTTATTTTGGGAGCCTGAACAGACACTGCCTTACTTCTGGCGTGACCTTTGCAGTAACGAACGGGACGGTCATTCAGGTCAACTGCGAGACGGCAGATCTCGAAGATCTTGCTGATTGTAAGTTTATCTCAAGCGCAATTAAGCCTTCGCATAAAGAATCTCGCAGGGCGCAGGTCTTGGCCGACTCAGCTCACCTACTGGCTGAGAAAATTAATAAAGCTAGGTTTGAGGGCAAGAATATCAGCGACAAGCAGACTGTAAAGCTTTGTGAAGTGCTGAGTGTTCTTACCGAATTGTTGGGAGAGGCGGCGTAAGCCGCCGGGAGGAGAACAGTGACAGTAAGATCAGACATAGATTACAGGGGTGGTTACATGTCTTCTGAGTTTGTTGAAGGCATGGCTCGCCGTTATTTCGGTGACGAAATTGTTGACGCTTTGCCGCGTTATGTTCGAGGCAAGCGCAAGGGTCATTTAAAAGGTCGTCTCGAATGGCAAAAGGTTCTAAAAGGGGGCTGGGTAAAGACTGGCCCTTACGACCACGACGGTATGCGAGCATCTGGTTACGTTGAGCGAAGGATTGGCAAGGTTATCAAGGTTGAGCTAAACCTTCCTGAGTGGGGCGCAGAGCCTACGCCAATCGCAATCTGGGATTGGGAGCACGATGTAGAACGTGATTCAGTGAAGATTAAAACTTACGAAACAGAAGCGGCTTAGGCCGCTTTTTTTTGTCTGCAATTTGACTTAGGATTAAGCTATGCAAAGAGAATCAAACATACCAACCATCCGAGTCTTAGCGATGATCGATAAGATTGTTGGCGAGGAAGACGACGATGTAAGAGCCTATGAGCTGAGCCGAATCCACGACTACCTTGCGATGAAGTTCAACAGGGAAACTGGCAGACTGGCAAGTGAAGAACTAAACAGGCTTTGACTTTTTCTTTTCCTTTGCCTTTCTCTCAGCATACTCAATAAGATTCTCGCCAAACTTTTTCTCGAACCACTCAGACCAAGTCACTCGTCGGTGTGGCGGATTGTTCGGCGTGGCTTCGTGCCTTTTCTTCCAGACGCTCCGAGCGGCGTAGTATTTAATATCTTCCGCCCACTTCGCTTCCCGTTCCCGTTCCTCTTTAGTTAAGGTCAGCAAGGCCAAACTCCTTGATGCCTTCTTGGTTGTATGGCAGGTAGAGGTCTTGCTCCCTGCACTTGATGCCAATGGCCATGGCTTGCTCATTCTGAGCGTCAGCATAGGCTATGGCTTCGTCCGATAACGTGTACACGCAATAGGGATAGGGCGCTGCCTTTTCCTGAGCCAAGAAATAGAACTTCTCTGTCGGCAGGCCAACTGCCCGACAACCAGCAAGATAGTACGCAGCCTGTTGGTGATATCGGAATGTGTTGATCGCACTCCTGAATCCACGGGGTGAAGCGTCCCGACAGGTCTTGAGATCCCATATGTCTGTCCCAGTATGCCAGTCTAGCTTTCCCTTGCAGGGTTGGCCGTTCCACATCCAGCAGAGCGTTAGCTCGACCCGATGACTTGGCTCGGGTATGAAGTCAGAGACAACCTCCCGCCGCTCCATGCAGATGTCGTACATATCCTGCTTGCAGGGTGTCTTGTCACCAAGATCTTCGAGCCACTCGGCGTACTCTTGCTTGCCTGCCTTTGTGCGTCTATCGACTAACGGCTCGATCGCAAACTCATCGAAGAACTTGTGATGCTCTAAGAACACGGTGTGTTGCACCCGACCCTCAAGCAATGCCAGAGAGTTGTTGAACGTCCGATTCTTCCAAGTGAACGGGCACTTAGCGATTGAGGTCAGGTCGTGAGATCTCCATGCAGGGATCGAGTCGTAGGTGGGGTAGTCGAGGTCTTCGTAGATACCTTCTTTGAATTCCATTGGGTTTCCTAATTAGTCCCGCCGAGGCGGCTCAGTGGACGGGAACACTGTTGGAGGGCCGTGATGGAACCCTTAGCCTAAACCGAATCCTAAAATCAATCCGATACCGAATGCTACCATCACAGCATATGGGGTAAAGATTGGGTGCTTTGCGTCAGCAATGATCTGTCGAATCCTCATAACTGCTCCAGTCGCTTGATCTCAGCGTCGATGTAAAAACGAATCTTCTTAGCATCACGCAGTTCACTGCTATGCGACGACTGACCGTATCGATAGGTTGCCCTAAAGATCTCACCGATCTGAGCGTTCATGTTCTTGTGTGAGATCAGGTCTTGCAGCTCTTTGGCTTTCTTTGGCAGCTCATAGTAGCTGGCGGTTGAGCCGTCAGAGACTGCGACAGACAGTGCCTTGGCAACTTTCTTCTGAGCCTCTCGCCATTCCTTCAGCTTGGCTGACGCAAGGCTCTTGCTTACGCCCAGCTCTTGCGCCAACACGTCTGGCTTAGTCTCTCCAAAATGACTCAGGTAGTCGATGACCAACTCGCTCTTGACCGATCTACGGCTTCGCTTAATCTTCTTCTTCATAGCAGTTTCCCTAAAACGGAATGTCGTCGTCGAAGTCGTCGTCCACTACCTGCTCTTCCTTCTCGGCTTTCTTCTTTGGAGCAGGCTCTGGAGCTGGGGCGGCTTCACCCTTTGCCATTGCGGCTCTTAGCTCGAAGCAAGGCTCTACCTTATCCTTTCCGGGTTCGTCGCACCCACCGATCTGCCACTGCATGAATCGTGGCAAGCCGTCGAACACGTCGCAAGCAATCTTACTGGCTTTGCCTGAGTTGCCGTTAAACTCATTGCAGTAATCCTCTAAGTCGAAGACAACCTGATCGTTTACCGTTGGCACTTTCTTTGCCCCACCATCGGCGCAGAAGACACCCTGAACCTTGGCGTTGCCGCCACTGGTCAAACCGACATCAACCTTGCACGTTGTACCCAAGATCTTGGTCAGGTCAAACGACCCCAGTTCTTCTTCGGTAAAGGATTTGTTGCGCCATGCCTGTAAATGCTGCCGCAGTTTTGCGCGTTCATTCAAACTTAACGTATACTCGCAACTGATCGACATGGGGCGATCGTCTGCCATACGAAGCTCGGGTAACTCCCAAAAAATAAAGACGATGTGCTTCTTGCTGACCTCGCCTTGGTACTCTTTCATGTTGGTTCCAGCATCCACCAACTTGTAGCAGATTGCGTTGTGTGTGCCAGTCGGGACTTGCTCGAAGTCTGATCCGCCGCCACCAGTTGCTATGATTCCCATCGTTTTTCCTTGTGTGTTTGCAAAATGTTGTACTATTATGCACATCTGGGAAAACGTGATCAAGGTGAATTTTACATGGGATTAAAAATAACTGACGGCAAAAGCAAAGACTTCAGCCGACCATTGAGTGGTGACCTGAGAGGTGAGTTCGAGTCTTTTCTTTTGTCGAATGGCATGACGGTAGAGTCAAAGAAGGGGTTAGTCATAGGCGGCGACATTGGTCGCGCTTATATGGACGTTGGTGGCAAGCAGAAGCTCGTCGGGTGGTATCAGGTGTGGCTGGATCAGGACGTACCCTTCGGTCGCTGTGGTGATCGCACGGTGAGCAACGATGAGCCGACCGCGACGTGGAAGCCTGACAACGCGGTGAACCACAAGATGACCGACGAGGAGCGCGAACAGATCAGGATGCTGTCCGAGCAGAAGGCCAAGGACTTAGAGGAAGATCAGAGGCAGGCCGCAAGGCTTGCCAAGGAGCGTTGGGACAGTTATCCCGAGGCGACAGAGGACAACCTATACCTTCAGCGCAAGGGCGTAGCGAACCATGGTCTCAGGCAGCGGGGCAATCGTCTGGTTCTGCCTATGCTAGATAAGAAGCTTGAGATCGTTGGGTTGCAGTACATCGACGGCGATGGCCAGAAGCTTTTTATGAAGCATAGCAAGAAGGCTGGTTCATTCTTCGTCATCGACCCGCAGCAGATGCGGACGGCGCACACCATTAATTATGTCGAGGGATATGCCACGGGTGCGAGTTACTACGCAGACCTTGGTCAGCCCGTGGTTATCTGTTTCGACGCATACAACCTATCCAAGGTCGCAGAGACAATCAGCGGATGGTTTCCCGAGGCGAAGCATGTCTTCATTGCCGACTGTGATGACACCAAGACGGGCGAGGTTGAGGCAGTTAAAGCCGCGCAGGTAGTGCGTCGTATCGGCGCTCAGGCCGAGGTGTTGATACCGCAGAGCAAGGGTGACTACAACGACCACGCGCTGGAGGGTGAGCTACTGCCCGACTTGAACAAGGTTAACGTGCCGGTCGAGTACCAGTGGAACACCAGCGAGAAGGGTCGGATGCTGAACACTAAGGACAATGTCCGAGGTGTGCTGACGGTCAATCAGATCAGCGTACATTACAACGTGATTAAGAAGGCCATGGAGATCAACATACCGCACAGCAACTTCATAGCCGATATGCGTGACGAGTCGAGCCTGATCGAGATCGAAGATCGCTGCATACAGATGGGTGTGCCGCACCAGAAGGTGAGGGATTACCTGAAGCTCTTGGCGAAGGAATACAACCCTGTTAAGGAATGGATCGAGAGTAGGCCATGGGACGGCACCAGCAGGATGCAGGAGTTCCTGAGCACGATCAAGAGCACCAACGAGCCGCTGAAAGAGATGCTCATGACCAAGTGGCTTATCGGTTGCGTGGCCGCAGCATTTGAACCAAACGGTGTATCCCTCGAAGGCATCTTGGTCTTCCAAGGCGCTCAGGGCTTAGGTAAGACCCTTTGGTTTAAGCGTTTGGCGGATTACGATAAGGGCTGGCTGCTAGAGGGTGCGACACTGAACCCAAACGACAAGGACAGTGTGAAGCAGGTTGTGAGCCATTGGATAGCAGAATTGGGAGAGCTGGGCAGCACGTTTAAGAGGGCGGATATCGACTCATTAAAGCAGTTCACGGGCAAGAAGGTGGACGAGCTGCGCCTACCCTATGACCGAGCCAGCACCACGTACCAGAGGCGTACCGCATTCTATGGCAGCGTCAACGAGCGCGAGTTTTTGATTGATACCACAGGTAACAGGCGGTTCTGGGTCGTCGCCGTGACCGATATCAATGCAAACCATGGGATCGACATGCAGCAGTTGTGGGCAGAGATCAGGGAGACGTTGTACCAGAGGAAGAGCTGGTATCTCAACGCAGAGGAGCGAGAGTTGCTCCAGAGCAGCAACGAGACCTACCGCACCCAGAGCACCGTCGAAGATCTCATCCTCGAACACGTACACTTCCAGAGCCAGAACACCAAGCCAGTGCAGATGACAAAGCTGCTACGAGACCTCGGAATAGGTCAGCCAAGGATGCCGGATATCAAGGATGCGAGCAGGGTACTAGCGCAGTTTGGGCTTGAACCTCGCAAAAGTAATGGCAAAAAAGTGTACGACTTGGACTACACAAAGGTGGAAATCGGTAGCGCGGATCGATTTAGTGATAGCTGGGGGAAGGATTTCTAAGGGTATGTCAATTGATACCCTATTTGAAAGTGTTATAAGTGCTTGATATGTTTAATGTTCTTAACAGGGTAGGGTAGGGTACCTTAAATAAAATATAAATATATATATACAGTAATGGGTATGGACAGTGGGAAGTGCTCATAGAGGTTTTAAAAAAGTTTTGATGCGCTGTACCCTGCCCCCTGTACCCTAATGAAGGAGAAGGCGGATGGAAAGGTTCGTGTATGATCGGGAATCGGATGAGGAAAACAACTTCAGGCGATGGAGGTTGATGAACTCAGACGAGCGGGACAGCGTCAGGCAAGCGCCTCTTTCAGAGGAAGAGGCGCGGGTAGTGTTCAATGAATTAAGGAGCAGCGGATGGCTGACGACAAGCCCAGACGAGGAAGGCCAAGGAAAGAGCGCAAGCAGTTAGTCGAGACCCCCAAGACATTCTTGGCTGACGACGAGGCAGGGATCACTGACATGCAGACAGCGTTCGTCTGGCATTACACCGAGGGCGCGTGTGGGCAGACAGAAGCGGCGCGAAGGGCTGGGTTCTCATTCCCAGCAAGCGCCGCGACCAAGATGCTCAACGGCAAGGACTTCCCGAAGGTCACGCGAGCGGTTCGCATCAAGCAGGATGAGTTGCGAGAGAAGTACGCGATCACACCGCAGAAGACGGGGGCGATGCTGTGGAACATTGCGGAGACGGCTTTCGAGACGGGAGCGTACAACGCAGCGGTAAGCGCAGTGAAGGAGTTGAACCAGCTTGCAGGGCTGACGATCCACCGCAGCCAGAACCTAAACATCAACGCAGACTTGCAGAAGATGAACAAGGAAGACATCAAGCAGCGGCTGAATGAACTGCTGGGTGTAGAGGCGGAGTTCAACGACAAAGACCATTAACCTTGTCGGCTTCGCGCATTCCGAAAAAGAACCTCGTCTTGGCCCCGCCTCCCGCCCGACCCCTCAAAATTCTACAAAAATGCTGATTTTGCCCTTTTTTCGGGGAATTCCCTGCAAAAACAATGACTTACGCAGGACGCAGAGGTTGTTCTGGTTGCGCCAAGACTGCGCGGCTCTGAGCAGGGGCGATACGGCCTGCGTCATGACCGCGTCCTGCATGGTTTATGCGCCCTCAGAGCGCCCTCAGAGGCCTCTCAGGCGATCTCGGGCGCGAGCAAAGGAACCCTATGGGGTCGGAAAAAGGGGCCGAAATCGCGTTAGATTGCGACCCCTACACCCCCTTTTTGGCGGTCGCCTGTGGCGCGATGGCTTTAGCAAGGTTTTACTCACCCAGCCACCAAAATTCTGTAAGGGATATTGTTTGCTTAGAAAGGAACCCTGCCCTTCAGTTTTTTGCTAAGGGGAGCAAAAGCTGATGACGGCTGAGCAGGGTTTTTTCTTGGAAGGACGGTAAAGGTAACCCTTATAAAATTTTATTTCTATTTTTTTTTCGCATAAACTGTCCCGATGGCGGATTCAAGAAACAAGGGGGCATCATTCGAGCGCGATTGCGTAAAGCGCATCAATGCGTTTGCCGAAGAGCATGCCCTTGGCTTTACCTGCAAGCGTAATCTTGATCAATACCAAACCGCCGACCTGTGTGACATCCAGATCCCGGGCCACGCGCTTGAGTGTAAGGCTTACAAGTCTGGCTGGTGGTACGCAACCGCGTGGTGGGATCAGGTCTGCGCGGCCTGTGGTGATAATGTTCCGATTCTGATATACAAGTTTAATAACAAGGCGATCAGGGTATGCCTGCCGCTGTATGCGATTAACGAAAATTTGCCGCGAGATAACTCTCGTACAGCGGTTATCACCCTCGACGAGTGGTTCGTGCTGTTGAAAGAGTATTTTGATGCCCAGCAAGAGGCCGCGTAATGCCGAGATTTGATGATATCGACATCTTTGGGTACAACTTGGGTGGCTCGGTCGGTCAGATGATGGGGAGAACCCCTGACCCTGAGCTGCCCGAGTTGACCAGTGCCCAGATGGCCAACATTGGGGCCGCATTTGCTGACCCCTTTGGCCTAATTGACATTACCGGCGAGATGCCTGAGTTCCCTGCGGGTAATGTTTCGATCTCTGGCATGGTCATGGAAGGCCCGAGGTCGCCTAGCCTTGTTGAAAATTTGCGCGAGGGTAACTACGGGTCAGCGGTTCTTCAGGGAATTGGCGTGGTGCCCGTTGTTGGTGGTGTTATGAGAGCTGCCCGTGGCTTGGGTAAGGCTGCTGATCGTCTTGAGAGAGCTAAGAAGGCTGGTTTCGACACCGATACGGTGTATTACCATGCCACGGATAAAGATTTTTTAGAATTTGAGCCATCAACCAAAGGCAAGCTTGGGCCGGGAATCTATGCATCTCCAGACCCGCAATATGCTCAACGCTACATTCGCGCCAGTAATCGAGGCATTGAGCCGGGTACTGGAACCCCAGACTTTGTTCCAGACGCTAGGGTATTACCTATATTTATTAGGGGCAAGATTGGCGACATTAATGATTACGAAAAGGCCTCAGAGAAGGCAAAGAAGTCTTTAAGCAAGAAATTTCAAGAATTGGATGACTCTATTGACCCTGAAGGCTTAAAAGATCCTGATAGCAGAAGCAGGTTTAGGGATGTTTATCGACAAAAGCTTTCGATGCAGAAACAAAAGGCCCAAGAGATATTGGCCAAGGACGGGTTCTCAGGCTTCAAGGTTGGTGATGAGCTTGTCGTCTTCAATCCAAAGGATGTTCGCTCTGTAAATGCCGTTTTTGAAGATCCAAAATCCGCCGAGCTGCTCAAAGCCAACGGCGGCGAGATACGCAAGTTTGCTGGCGGTGGCATCATCAATCTGATCGCCAAGGGTGCATTTGATCCTCGGTTTGACCCACGGGTTAAGGAGCAGGATATGCTCCGCAACCTTGAGGCTGAGATTGTAGAGAGGGCTGACACTCAGCCCATGCCCGGCCTTTCGTTATCTGAGCTTGAGGGTGAAGATTTTGTCACCTCGATGACTGATAGAACCCGCGCTGGTGCTGACGTTAGGAGCATCAATAGAATTGAGTTGATTGACCCGATATATCTACCGGGCGGTCAGGGTTTTATGTTCAACAATCCCAGCGCGGTTTGGGCTTCTGCTGAGATGCCATCGCGTCAGATCTTGGAGATGGCCAGAGACCTGAAGTCTAAGTCTGGAAAAGACCCCTTGTATATCCCATGGCGCATGGCACCTTCTGGTGGTGATTTTGCCACCACCACGGGTGAGTTAATGCTTGGTTACGCCGCAGCCAATATGACCAAGGCCACCAAAAAGGCTTTGGATAAGGCGATCAGGGCGTATAGAACCAAAGGCAGCATGGTTAAGGGTAAGCGCGTTGGCGCTGGCAGAAAGATTGAGGGCTGGAAGGGTATTGATGACCCCAGCGCCGTTCAGGCTTGGCGAAACGCGCCAGACTCTGTGCGAAAAGAACTCATGAACATGATGGACGTAGAGTTCCGCAACAAAGGCGGTTTATCCATAGGCGCGGCACGTTTAATCAACGCTGATCCTACGCAGCTCGTTGGTCGTGATGCTGGCATTCAGAACGTGGGCCGTATTTTTGCTGATATCGACATATTTGAGTCCGATCACCCGTCTTATCCCTTTGCGGTGCCGGGAGCTGGCGTAGGTGTACTCAGGAAGGCTGATGAGGCAACGGTTTTCGACCTATTACCAGAGGCTAGATTCGGCGCGTCTCAGAAGAAAGTAAAAGATCCTGCGAACCCAACGGCCCAAGAAGTACGTGCGCTTCAGATGAAGCCTTATGGCGGCACAATTACTGAGAAAATACTTCGCCGCATGGAAGCTCGCGGTGTCGATATCAACTCTATCGCAGGGCTTTCTGGTGGTGCCCTGACTTTCACCCTTTTGTCGGCTGGCTTAGTGACTCCGCAGGAGGCTGAGGCTGGAGTGATCAAGGAATTTGCCGAGCGAATGATGAAAGCTGATCAGATGGGCCTTTCTACCGATCAGATCCTGTATCACGGCTCTACTTTTGATATCGAAAAGTTTGTGCCCAGCCCTAATACAGACAACGATTTTGGTCAAGGCACCTACTTGACCATTTCGCCTAGCGATGCTTCTAGAAACTACGCAGGCGAAGGGCCAGATCTAACCAATCGCATCAACCTGCTTTCTGAGCAAATACAAGACAGCTTGGAAAGTGGCTGGGATCTAAACCCAGAATTTTGGGGCAAGATAAACGACCCAGAAGTGTTTGCCAAAGTTGAAAAGCTGGTTGATGAGTTTCAGGAAAATCGTGACAGCGCGGTGCTTGAAAAGGCCGCTAACCTCGCCGCCAAAACCATTCTTAAAGGTGACAATGAAGGCGTGGTCTACCCTGTTTTTGTGAACAACAACGACTTTGCGGTCATCGGTGGTAAGAACAAGACGGTTATCGATATCGATCGGGAACAGTATTACGACTCGGCTAGAGAGGAATTAGACCGATCTGATTTTGATAGCGATGATGATTTTGAGGACGCTGTATTCCAATACGCTTATGAGCTTGAAAATAATGATTACGAAAGCCCGATTGCAAGTCTTGCAGATACGCTCAAGTATGCTGGCGCAAGCGATGAAGCGGTTGCCGAGGCAATAGGTTGGGTTTCGGACGCAGGCGAAATAGATTTAACTGAAATCAATGACATCATCCGCAGGTCTTACAGTGAAGATTTTGACACTGGCGAAATGCTTAACAACGGCCAGATCATGCAGAATGTTCTGACCGATCTTGGTTACAAGGGCGTTGTAGACAATACAACTGGCACTAAATTCGCCAACATGGGTTCAGGGGGCATGCACACGATCGTGTTCCCGGGTAACGAGAACCTAATCCGCTCGATCAATGCTAAGTTCGATCCAGAAAACGCTGACTCACCGAACATACTGGCCAGTGCCCCGCCAATCTTGGCCCCCGTTGCTGGCGCTACTTTTTTGGCCACCGCATTGTCATCTCAAGAAGCCGAAGCTGGCGGGTTAGGTAGCCTGCATTCCTCGATGAAGAAGGCTAGGGCCGAAAGCGTCAAGCAAGCAAAAGAACAGGGTTATGATTTAGACAACGTCATGTACCACGCGAGCAAGCAAGATATCGATGAGTTTGTGCCGGGCTTCTCTGACGGGTTAGTTTTTTTGACTCCCGATAAGGAGTTTGCAAACAACTGGCTTGGCAAGGGCAAGTTCCAAGAAAGGCAGGGTGGAACGGGTGCCATTGAAGGTGTGAGGGCTGAGAAAAAACGCTTCATGGAAGAACAAAATGAAATAATGAAGTCGATGCCAGAAGACCAGCG